ACGTTCAATAATTGCCATTGGCAGGTCATCCATTTTAGCGTCGTCGTTTGGCATAACGTAACCGCCTTCAAAAAACATAAACCGAGCAAGCAAGCCGCTTGTTAAGTTTGCTTTCGTAAGCGATTCCCAAAAGGTACAAGGCGTTGAGGTTGCGTATATGGTGCAATGCGGATTATGGATAATTGGGTTATTGCGGACATCGGCATACGCCGTACCGTTATAAACCTTGCCGACGCTGCTATACAATTCAAGAAACACCTTGCCAATCTTTGCCAAGTGTATATTTCGCCCTCCGCTGTTTACGCCTTCCAACAAGATGCCCATTTCGTCCAGCGGAAAAAGCATAACCGGACTAATATCCTGCAAGGCACGTAACAAACCTGCCGACGATCCAATATCTTGCGGTCCACAAACTTCCGGCTTGCCGCACTTGATCAATACGTCTTGTATTACCGTCCTGCCATAATCTTTACCGCTGCCGCTTGGTGCCAATGCTGCAACGTAAATATTAGTCCGCGTGCCGCCTGCATCTTTTACCTTTTGCCCGGTTAACACCGACATTAAAGTTAGAGCCGCACTAAAGGCCAACTCCGGTTGGGGATACAAAGCCGTTTCAATTATGTATTGGGTTATGTCGCCAACCAAACCCGGTATTTGCACGTCCGGAAAATCTGCCAAGCCGTTTTCGGTTGGCGTAATCGTGTAAGGCTTTGTTTCGGTTGCGTTGGTTGCGTTGGTGATGTTGCTTGTGTCAACGCCTGTAAACTCCTGCAACGTGTTTGCGTGCTTTGTTTGCCGAGGCGTGCCTCCTTTTTTTTTGCGTGCAATGTCAATTATTTCCTTTTGCGGCAGCGGCTCGGCTTGCGTTGCATTCCAAAGCAGCAAAATAGCTTCCACCTCGCCATCGCTTAAACCTTTGCCGTTGGCATCGACCATGCTGCGCAGGTGACCGGCAAGACTAAAGGCGGTTTTATTGCGGTGTCCTGTTGCGGCATAAACGTTTTCACAATATGCAATTGCCCGCTCATACAAAGCCAAGCCGCCTCCGGTTGTTGGTAACAAAGGTGTTACCGGTTGCAGCGTTGGCAATTCCAAACCGGTTGCACGTATAAACGGAAGTATGTCGCAAGGGTTTACATTTCTTGGCGTGCCTTCAACCCATAAGCCGGTAAACGTAAAAAAGCGTCCACGGTCATAAACTTCCACAGCACCATCGGCGTAAGGTGCGTTATGCTTAATGTTGTTTGGCAAGCTTGCTTTTACGTAAATTTTAACACCGCTTAAACTTGGGCTCACCTCCGTATAGCTGCCAACCATTGTTATTAGTTGTATTGCCCATTCCTTAATCTTGCCGCTGCTTGGGCAACGGGCGTCATCCAAATCAATACCAACAAAAGGGTCGTTTTCGGTAAACACAAACGCCGGACCCATTACGCCGTTCAGCGTATAGCTGTCGTCAACGGCAACCGCCTCCTCGTACGACATAAAATGGTCCGGCTTGTTGCAACCGCTGTTTTCTCCCCAACGATTTATCGGCACCTTGGCACCGTTTACAAACCGCCATAAGAGCCACTGATTGTACTGCTTAAGTTCCATGCTTTTTTTCTCCGTAATTAGTAAATCGATTCTTAACTAAAAGGTTATCTCGCTCCTGTGATTTTGTGTGTTTGAAATGAAAGACGCCATTTAGGGTTTGCCATGCAATAGGCAATAGCTGCATCGCAATTAGACCTAAATATTTCGTCATCGTAGACCGGCTCTGGATGCTTTGGTTGTATAAATAACTCGTGTGCGGTTGGCATCATTTCAAGTGCTTGGTCAGGTGTTAGGCCATGTTGAGGGTAAACCACCTTAAGTTCGTTAACGTGCATTATTCGCATCGTGGTTCCCGCCTTTGGCGAAACCGTAACCCAATCAAGACACGGACGAACGCCCGGCTTGGGTGCAACCGTTCCGTTAGTTTCGACCCAAACAGCGTAACCACGCTTTTTTAATTCGCTTGCAATAAACACGTCGACGCAAAGCAATGGCTCACCGCCGGTAAGTATGACAACCCGGTTATCCAAACCGCCGCCCCAAGCATCATCAACTAAATCGCAAACCTCTGTTGCGGTTTCGTATTCTGCACCGCCAATAAAATTAGTGTCACAGAATTGGCAAATAGAAGATTTTCGATCTAATTCGCTTCCGCTCCATAGGTTGCATTTAGCAAACCTAACAAACACCGCAACCGTTCCGGCGTTAAAGCCTTCCCCTTGATAAGATTTGAATATTTCTTTTATCTTGTAACCCAAAATTATCTCCTTACCCGAATAGTAACCTGTACTGTCGCTCACGATCCTTAACCCAAACCGAAGCCGTAGCATGGGATTCACAACGATCAGCCATCACCACACCGCGAGTCCCCTTGGGCAATTGACCGCCATATTTGAAATTATCCCAAGCCTTATCAATTCCAATATTGCGAGCCACGTTGCAACTATCAACCGAAGCAAATGGGTAACGACTGAAAATTGTAGGGTCCATCATTCTCAAGCCGTGTACCCTAACACGCGGGCGTCCTTCATCGTCGCATAATTCATTGAACGCTTCGTTCATTCTGTCATACCAATGCTTTGTCTTAAGTTTGGAATATTTTCCACTAGACCCAAATGCAACACGATCAAACATATAACTTAAACCTTTAAGGTGCGTTATTGACTCGTGCAAATGCCAAACAGGAACCATTCGGTTTTTGTAATTAGGAAACCTATTTACAAAATCATTAATTAGATCGGTGTTCTGTTTTTCGTCGCCGTCAATAACGTCAGGTATTAAAAACCAATCAAAGCCGGGATGGTAAATCCAATCCTCAACCCATTTGGCAAACTTGTCCCAGTCGGGCGTATTGCCTCCCTTCCAAGCTGTAAACGCACCGTTATCAAGAACAAAAGACTGACATATTTCTGCGACGTGCGATAATTGTTCTTTGTGTGCAAAACTAATTAATCCGTGTCGTCCGGTTAGGATGTAATTCATTGCCGCCGAAGGTGTAATTGGTGTGCCGTGATATCTAATCATTTTTCTGTTCCTTTTTTATTGTAACCTTAAAAAGGTATGTCGGCTTCCGTGTACGTTTGCGGTTTGGGTTCGCTTGGCATTTCTGTATTAAAAACCATTTCAACAATCCGCCAAAAGCCATCGCTCCGCCGGGCAAATATACGGCTTGGCATTCTTGCCATTTGTTCGTCATAAACTTCCAACGCTTCTTGAACATCCGGCGGCACCGGCAAACTACAAACCTGCTTCCACCATTCTTTCGCCTTGTTGTAAGCGAAGCCTTCGTGTTCAATGCAGACCCATTGGCTGATTGGTTGCTTGCTTTGCAAATTACCTTCAGGCGTTTCACCTTCGCGACCAATTTCGGTAACGTAATAATTAACCCGCAAGCTATCCGGCTTATCGCCTTTGCCTTTATGCTTTGCCCAAGTCCAATCGGTTACCTTAAAGGCACGCACCTCGGTTCCGTATTGCTTTAATATTTTTACGGCAACGTCTGCCTTTGGTTTGTGTTTGGCATTTTCTTCAATATCAAAAGGCGTTAAACAACCTTTGCAAACGCGGGCAACAACCGGATTTAATTCTTCGCAGACCGGGCATTGTTTGGTCGGTGCCTTGCCGCCTGTTTTATTCTTTTTTGGTTTGCGACCGTAATCATGCTCGTCAATTGCACCATGCCGCTTAACGTTTTCGCCAAAGTCCAAGACCAAGCAATTTTCCTTGCCTTCGTGCAAACGCAAACCGCGACCAACCATTTGGGCAAACAAGGACGCGCTTATTGTTGCTCGCATAACAACAACGGCATCAATACAAGTAGCGTTGAACCCTGTTGTAAGAACGTTAACATTTACAAGCCAACGCACCTGCCTTGACTTAAATTTTGCAATTGCTTCTTCGCGTTCTTGTTTAGGCGTGTTGCCGGTTATCAAGGCAACCTCCTCGCCTGTTAATTCCGTAATTCTTTCGCGTACGATTTCGGCATGTTTTACGCCTGTTGTAAAAACCAAAATGCTTTTTCTGTTAAGCGTTAGCTTGGTTGTTTCTTCGGTTGCAACGTAAGCGGTTTTAATAAACTCGCTTTCCATTACGCCCAACGCAAACTCGCCGCGTGCCTTTGGTAAACCGGAAGTGTCAACGGTGTTTTCTGCCGGGCGTGTTGTTACGTTGCTTAAGTAACCTTGCTCAATAAGGTCGCCAACCTTTGCCTCGTAACATATTTCGGAAAACAACGCACCATCCATATTGGCAATGTCGCCGTCTTCGGTTCGAAATGGCGTTGCCGTTAAGCCAATTAAACGTAACACCGGTTGCACTTTTTTCATGTCGGCAATAAACCTGCCGTACATGGTTTGTTCTTTTGGCGGTATTAAGTGAGCCTCGTCAATAATAATTACGTGCCGCGTTCCAAGCTCATAAGCACGTTGGTAAATGCTTTGTATGCCGGCAACAATAATTTTATTTTCAATATCCCGTTTGTTTAGACCGGCACTATAAATGCCAACCGTTTCGCCTGTTAGATTTTCAATTTCTGCCGCATTTTGTTGCAGCAATTCTTTTCGGTGAGCCAATACAACAACCGACAATCCATACTTGGCAACGTCTTTTATTATTTGTGCAATAACAAGGGACTTGCCGGCACCGGTTGGCAAAACAATGACCGGGTCTTTATTTTGTTTGCAGCTTGCCCAACAAGCGGCAACGGCTTCCTTTTGATAATTTCTAAGCGTTAGCATTTTATTCTCCGTAAGGTGTTAAAAAAAAAGCCGCCTTGCAAATTACAAAGCGGCTTGCGTTGTTGCGGTTTAATCCCAAGGCGTTGCACCGGGTGCATTGCTTGCGGAAGCCGGTTCATTTGTTGCCGTACCGGAAGCCTTATAACCTTTAATACGGTTAGTCGGCTCGCCTGTATCTTTACGGTTTACAATTGCAACCGTTAAGGCAAGCGGTCTGTTATGCAAAGCTTCGCTGCTTCCCGGCACCGGTAAATTAACAGCGGTGCAAATTGCCGAAAGCGTGCGGTTAGCAATTTCGCTTGCCTGTTGGCTTGGGTTCCAAATATTTAACCGGTCCCACAATTTACGTCCCTTGTGCGGACCTTCCATAACGTCAAATTCCAACAACAGATAACTTCCGGTACCTGCTTTGGTTTCGCGTTTTTCGCTTGCAACAATTGTGCAAACGTAAGTTCCTGCCGGCAACGGTGCGTTGTCCATTGTTGGCTCGTGTTGTGATGCGTCAAAGCCTGTTAAATCTGCCATAGCGTTTCATCCTTTCCCGGTGTTAACCAGTAAAACAAAAGTAAAGTTTATTCAAATTCAATTTCTTTGCACAAGCTTGCCGCTTTTTTGCTGCAACCTTTTACAAACACTAAAATATTCTGATGAGCTTTTCCAAGCTTACGCCCTTTTGGAAATTGTGCCGACGTTCTAATTGGCAAGCTGCCAACAGACGTAAGCAGGATTGCTTCGTTATAAAAAGCAAACCCGGCATCGGTAAAAGCTTTAATTGTATCCGGCACGAAGCCAACATAGCTGCCAAGCTTTTTATCCCGGTATTCGCCAACAACGAAACAAGCAAAGCGGTTAGGCTTAAGCACCTCGAAACATTGCTTAATGATTTGCCTGTAATTTTGCATAAAATCACCGTAAGGCATGTTGCTTAAGTCTGCCGGGTCATCGCTATAAATTTCTAAATTGCCATACGGAGGGCAACTAAAAATAAAGTCCGCAATTGGTGCGTTTAACAGCGTTTGCCTGCTGTCACCTATTTGCCAAGCAATTGGACTTGGCACGCGGCTTGTATAGTCTTCCGGTAACCCGCCAATTATCTCGGCGGCTTGCATGGCGTTTGCATTCACTTGCTCGCCTCGCAATTCGCTTCCCCAATAACGGTAACCGGTTTCCGCTGCTACTATGCCGCGCACGCTGCCGCCCGCAAACGGGTCAACAATTAAACCGTCTTTTGTTGCAAACCACAAATAAAGTATTTCGCAAAGCACCGGGTCAAATATACTGCCGCCTTCATTGTTTCCCCTGCCTTGCATGTAATCGCCGCTTGTGCGGCTTATGCTTGTGGGTTCAATGTCACGACCTTCTTCGCTTTTAATGCCTTTGGCAATCCAAGCACGCTTCCGGTCCTGCCACCAACCTTCGCGAGCGTTTAAGGTTGTAAAAGGCGGGCAAAGGAACTTGTCTGCCAATTCGCCTCGGCTTGGCGGTTGTATTGGGTCGCCAAATAAATCCGTTCCATAAAGGTTAACCATTGCCATTGCCTCCAAGGTATTGGCCATACGGGAATCCTTCCGCCGGCATTTCAATTTCGCTTGGCAGGTTAAGCCGGTTTTTAGCTAGGTGCGTTGGCTTTTCGCTTGTATGTATTACGCGAATGCCATTGCCAACGGCAACGTTTCTGCCGTCTTTGTTAAACCCGCTTTTATCTGTTTTGCGGCCATAAACTTGATAATTGGCAAACAATACTTCATCGCAAAATTCTTGGACTAAGCTGCCGGCACCGCACCCCTTGCGGTTTGTATGTAACTTGGGTGCGTACCGGTCGTAACTTTCCATATCCGGAGCCTCAAATCTTTGTATTGCCGTATGAGCTAAAAGCAACACGTGTAACCCGCAATCCCTTACGCAATTCAAAGCCGCCATAAGCTTTTCAAATATTGCAGCGGCTTCCTCGTATCCCCTGCCGTAAGGTATTTCCGAAATATCCTTGTATTGCTTTTCGCCGGATTTACAGACTTCGGCATGTATAAGCCTTTCAAGCCAATCAACAGAATCAATAACCAAGGTCTTAAAACCGTGCTTGGCATCTGGGTCGCCAAGTTCAATAACCGCCGACCAAACATCTAAAAAGCAGGTTGCCTTTGGAAACGCGGCAACGTCAATATCTGCCAAGCCGTCCTCGATGTTTATAAATACCGGGTTTGGCCATTTAGATGCCCAACTAGATTTCCCGATGCCGTGTACGCCATAAAATAACGTACGCCTTGGGCGTTGCTTTTTTGTGCTAGTAACCTTTTCAAGTAAAGCCATTTATTTCTCCTTGTGAAATTTGCCAAACAATAAACGGGTCGGCGTCATGAAATAACGCCTCGCCATTTTCCAAACGCTGTTTAATAACGCTTATCTTTTCTTTTGTTCCCGGTTGGTATTTTGTTGGTTTGCAGGGTTTAGGTTCAAAGCCGTAATCGGTTCCCATATAGTTGCAATAATTACGGACGTTGTTTATTTGACTCGGCTTGGCTTTTTTCTTTAGTGCTTCCAACCTTGCCGGGCAATGCGCACCGCAACAGCTTGAGCCTTTTAACTTTAGCGACTTGCGTTGCACGTACCTTTCAGTCCCGCAATCGCACCGGCAAAGTTCAACCCAATTGCCAGAATACTCGCAACGGTACGACCTGCCTTTTGTAACCCAATGGCCAACACGTGTACCTTTTTTAAGCGGTTTGTATTGACTGCATCTGGCACAACGTGCCAAATTTGATAACAACCTTTCCCGCGTTATGATTTTTACGCTGCTGCAATTGCATTTAACCTTTAGCTTGCGTTGCACGCCATAATCAGTTTCTAAAATAAACCAACCGTTTATAATTGCTCCCGCCTGAATTTTATTCATTAAACGTCCTTTAGCTGTTCGGACAATTCTGTTTTTAATTGCCGCCAATAAACAACGCTTGGCAATTGCTTTGGTTTGTTTTGGTTTTCTGTTCTAAGTTTGTTTGCCAACACGGGAAACGTTTCGCTATACCACAAACCCGCCTCAAGCGGATTGTTATGCCACCAACGATGACACCTTGCACAAAGTGCTTTAATGTTTTCAGGGTTTGCGGCAAGCCATTTGTTTGTCTCCTTTGGTATTACGTGACTAGCATCTATTTTGTAACCCTTTGTTTTCGTTCTGCCACAATGTTGGCATTTGTATTTATCGCGTTGCTTGGCAATTGTGCCGGCTAACCTTAAACAGCTTTCGTAAAGCTTTTGTTTTTCGGATTTGCGACGTCGTTTTTTTTTGCGTTTACGCATAAGCCTTAATCATCGTCAACATAAAAACCGGGGAAGTCCGTTTCCAGCATGTATTCATGAATCCAAGTGAGCATTTGGGCAGCAGGCAAAGCGGTTGTAATAAACGCCAAGCTCGTAGCATCGGCTTCCATGCCTTTAGAATCCTCGTACAAAGCATCCAAGTGAATTGTTAATGCCGTGTACGTGCTTTGCGGCTTTTCCTTAAACGCTTTCAAAAGCCGTTGCCGCAAGCTTGCTAATAATTGATCGCCCTTTGAAATTTCATTCAAAAGGTGTTTGTTCAAATCCATTATTCATTTTCCTTGCTTTGCCTCCGTATTGCGTCAAGGTGTTTTTTTGACAGTAACCTTTGCCGGTGCAATATTACTGCCGCCTCGTATTTGGTTATATTTGCCATGCGTGCGCAGGCGGTTAGCTTGAACCCTTGCAACCGCCAACGCTTTACGCACGCATCTAAATGCCTTCCGGCAAGCCGGTTTTTATTCATTTATTAGTTCAAAGCAATTTCCTGATACCGCTTTGGTACCTGTTCGCCGTACCAAACTAAAACAACGTCACTAACGTGCTTGTTGCTTTTAATTTCTTGCACAAGTCCGGTTGCCGCGTTTGGGTGCATTACCCGCATCCGGCGAACCGTTTCTTTATGAACTGCATTTTGTACCTGCCATACGCTTTCGGTATAGTAAATAACGGCATAAGGTTTACGTTGGTTTGCCATTTTAGTTTCCTTGCGTTTGGTTGGCTTTGTTTACATTGCGGGCAATTTGGCGAAACATTAAATACAACGTTGTATAATCTGCTTCGGCACCTGTTAGGTTGCAATGCTTTTCAAGCCACGCGTGCTTGCTGCTGCTTTGCATATAGCTTTTAGCAAGCGTTGGGTTAAATGCCTTGTTTAGCACTTCCTGAAAATGGTTTGGCAATAAACTTACAATTCTTATTTTGCCTTGCTTGTGCAAGCCGGCAACCTTAATAAGTTCATCGGCGTTTGCGCATTGCGTATTAAAGTTCCAGTTTGCGGCATGTTGCAGCGTTTGGAAAATTTTGCTTACGGGCGTTCCCATTTGTGGTTTCCTTGTTTTAGGTGTTTGGAAAAAAAGCCGGTTATTAAGGTTAACCGGCAAACCTGCAACACGTAATTAAACCGCCTTGCTTTCAATAAGTTCAATTGCTTGGGCAAGCGTTAGTTCGCCGGCAACGAAATCTGTTTCACTAAAATCTTCGTTGTAATAACAAACGTAAACCGAACTAAAATTAAAATCGTTTGAACCGTTGCCGCGAAAGCCATCGGTTTCGCTGCCAATTGTATAAGTGCGTTCGCCGTGTTCGGTTTCAAAGGTTACGCCGTAGCAAAACGCTTCTGCCCAATCGCAACGCTCAAAGCCGTGCCGTGTAAGGCGTTCGTGTTCGCGGCTTTGCTTAAATTCTTTTACGCCGTTTGCCCAATAGTTGCTTTCAGCAAACATAAGAAACTCCGTTAGGTGTTAAGGTGTTAAAGGTGTTTAGGTGTTAACCATGTTTCAGAAGTTAACAGAACAGGTTGCCGCCTGTAAATATCAATTCGGCTTTTTTTTGCCAAACCTTGAAAAAAAAAGGCAGCTTTTAAGCTGCCGGGTATTTACTTTACAAGCTTTGCCACAAGGTCCGGCCAATACTGTAATTGTATTGCAACCGGCTCAACGCCAAACTTTTGGGCAATTTCGGTCGCTTCCTTTACGCTGGTTTCCGGGAAGCAAACGTAACGCTTGTATTCCGTAACATTGCCTTCGGTTATTTCAAACGTAACGTAAAGCGTTTCAATTAAACCTTTGTGGTGCGTAACCGTAAAAATTCTGGTTCGCTTTGCGGTGTTTGGCATGTTTTCTCCTTGTTAGGTGTTTAGGTGTTTAAGGCGGCTTGCCGCCCGTGTTGCAACCTTTTTAACCTTGGTTGCACTTTTACGCAATACCAAAAAAAGGCAGCGGTTAAGCTGCCTTGTGCGTTTGTAATTTGTGCTAAAGCCTAATCGCCCTTATCCCAACCGTGCGAGGTTGCAGCAACGCACCAAGCTGTATCGTTCCAGAAGCAGAACGCAATCTGCTTGCCTTTCAAATCGTTTATTGACTTTTGTATAACCATTGCGTTGCTGTAATCAATAACATCAACAAGGTACAAATTTTCAAAACGCCTTACCTTTGTAATATTGCCAATATTTGCAACAAGCACTTTTGAAATAAAATCCCCTGTCGCAATTTCAATACGGTTGGGCGTGTAATATGTTTTCGTTTCTGACATAGGTGTTTTCCTTGTGTTAGGTGTTAAAAGTAAAGTAAAAGCAAAAGCGAAAGTTTAATAACCCAAACCGTGTTCTTGGGTAAATTCATTCCAAGTTTGCCCGCAAGTAAAACCAACCTTTGCAGGCGTAACAACGTAAGCCGTGCGCTTGCCTTTAGCACGTATAAATACTTTATTGCCAAGGTTCGATAAAAGTAATTTACGTTCTGTTCCGCAAGCAAACTTAATTAAGTAACGCATTGGCGTTTTCCTTGTGTTAGGTGTTAAAAGCAAGGCGGCACGGTTGCCGCCTTTGGCTTAAATTGAAAACGTAATTAAATAACCGCCCATTCAGCTAAACCAACAACGCCAAACTTAACTTCTTTGTTCAACGCCCAAGCTAACATCTTAAAATCGTGCGGGCCAAAGGTTATGGATGCTGCCCAACGGTT